CGCCGGGTGCTGGCCGCGGAAGCCGAGCGCAAACCCCCGGAGGTGTTTTCGAAGGACGTCCTGGCCGAGGCCGTTATGCACTACCGCCGCCGCCGGGCCGAGCTTCAGCGGATACAGCGCAGAAAAGAAAGCGAGGCCGGGGAATGAAACCTGACGGAATACATGCTGGAGACTGGATTCGACGCAAGGACGGACTCATGTTCAACCAATGGGGTAAATCCGACGACATCAGGTGGAACTTTGTCAGGGTAGGCGCAGGGCCGGGAGAGGAACTGCCTAATAGACATAAGGTGCCGGATGACAGGGTGTGGGTCTACTACGGTTTCTTCCCGTGCGAGGAACCATTGGGCCTATGGGAAAAGGCTACGGAGGATGAGGTAAAAGCGTTGTTGAGAGAACTGGAAGAAAAGGGGCCTCCGTGTTACACGGCCCCAGAAAGCGAGGCCGTGGATGGCACAGTACGCGGCAAGGCCGGAGCATGCAGAAGTTGAAGCGATGGGTCGCATGATGGGCGTACCGGACAGCGGCGTCGAGACGGTGGCGTGTGTGGATTGCGGCAAGCGCCAAATGGCCGCGCATTGCTCATGGCGGATCAACCGCAAGACGTTGGATTGGACTGGCCCGCATTGCGGATGTACGCAGAACGTGAAAGCGATTGTTAATTGTATGGTGGATCGGATCATGGCGTCTTCTCCGTGTCCCCCGCTTGATGAATTAGGCCTGACGTGCCTGCTTGATGAACGGTTGCTTGCGGGGAAGCCCAAGGGATATGCGTGCCGTGACTGCTGGCGAGCGGCGATATGGGCGCTAGGTCGGTGTGCGTTGAAATCTAACGCAGAAAGCGAGGCCGAAGATGAGTGACCGGCATTCAGTATGCGGTGTTTGCAAGTATTATGGGCAGCTTGACAAGGTGAGCGGTTCGTGCAGACGGTATCCGCCTGTTATTATTCAGGGGTTGATGCACGCGAATTATCGCTCGTATGATGATATTTGGAACAAGACATGGTATCCGGTGGTTGGAAGGCGGGATATGGCGTGTGGTGAGTTTGAGCATGTGGCAGACAGGAGGTGGTGAGGACGATGAAGACAGTTGAACAGGTCTTATGGGTGTTCGTCATGTGGCTGACAGCGGCCTTGATAGGATTCTTCTGCTGGCAGGCGGGCCGCAAGCATGGCCAGAACGAGGTGCTGGAATCGCTGGCCAGGGCACACTGTTACACGGACGACTGCATAGCAAGCGAGGCCGGGGATGGACATTGAGACTTACAAAGATGTGTTGTGGTGGGACTTGCTCCGAAAGAACTGCAAGTATCGTAACGGATACGGGAAGTGCATCAACAGGCCAACTCGCACAGCGGGTGGATATGTGCGGTGCGAATCTCAAGGTTGCCCACTTCTTCGTAAACTCAACCGAAAGCGAGGCCGGGGATGAGTAATACAAGCGACGAGTTGGGAGCAGGATTGGAATTAAATGAAGCAAAAAAACTAATAAGTGAATTGGAAAATAAATTGAGACACAAAACTCTTGAATGTGAAAGTCTTGAACTTAAGTTGAGAGGCACGATTCCTCCTCGTTTCATACATTGTGATAAACAACATTGCATGACAGAAGCAAGAGAAATAATTGTCGAGAATGAAAAGACGTTACGGAAAATTCAGAGAATAATATCAGGAGATTTCGGAGAAAGGTTAACTAACAATCAAATGAGCGGAATGAATTGTACCGTCGAAGACATTGTTCGGCCGTGAAAGGTGAGGGTCAAGATGATTGTGCATAACCCGGTTTGCAGTTGGAATCAAGGCATGGCTTGTGATTGCGCCCCAATAGACACCGAGAGCGAATCATCTTGTACCTCTCCACCGCCTTGTTCGGCGCCCGCCACTGAGCACGACAAGGCGCACCAGGTCGATTTGAACCGCTTTGCGATGGATGCCTATATGCGGCAGGGCAAGGCACCGAACAGGAGATAGTCACACCGACGCATAGCGTTGTAGAAGAAAGCGAGGCCGGGGATGAGTGATTCAAAGAAATGCCCTTACTGTGGGAGTGATCTTCTCGATCTGATACAAAATGGTCCACTGGCATTCCGCGTGTGGTGTGAGGAGTGTGGTGCTTTGGGACCGGAAGGAACATCAGCGGCCTTTGCTTGGGAAGGGTGGAACCGCCGATCAGAAAGCGAGGCCGGGGATGAGTAAGCTATATGAGATCCGTAAGGCGTGGTGTGAGTACAATCAGATACAAGGTGAGTGGAACTTCCACCTCGAAGAAGGCGGCGACACAGACCTGACACGACGGGACGTACAGATAGCGTGGGAAAAACTGAACAACCTGATTATAGCCAACGCAGAAAGCGAGGCCGGGGATGAGTAATACAAGCGACGAGTTGGGAGCAGGAATCGTGATCATAGCATTGCTCGGTACGATTGCCCTTGCAGGATGGTGCCTGTACAGCAAGGGACATCGGGCCGGATTCGAGGAAGCCATGCGGCTATTCTATGACCGCAAGGCAAACGAGAATATTGTCTACGACCATGTTCCACCAGAAAAGGTCACTATCAAGACGAACCGGTTTGAGGGTGGGCATGATGACATTATTGAGTACCCGAACGCCGACGTCATTGTGGTCACGAACCCTTGTCCGATTAACGGGTGTGTTTTCAAAGACGGAGAGGGGATATGGTAGCCATATTTACAGCCGCAATCCTGTTCTTCATTATGTGTGAGTTGAGCCACATCAGATATGAGTTGAAGCGAATCGCAGACCACATGACGAAGGAAAGCGAGGCCGGGGGTGAGTGAGGATTGTACTTGCACGTTTATAGTGGATAGTAACGAGTATACTTGTGAATGGACATGGGATGTGGACGGGTTTTACCAGACCAGTTGCGGCCATGCGTGGACATTCGAGGATTATGATGGACTGGCGGGGTATCAGAAATCAGGGTTTTTGTACTGCCCGTATTGCGCAAACACAATCCGTGAACGCAAGGAAAGCGAGGCCGGGGATGAGTGATGAACGAGCGAGTACAGAATTGTCTGGCACCGAACGGAGTACGTCGCCAGAGCTGGAGTCCATTGTATCCGGCTTTCGGCTTCGCGTGTGTGAGGTCATTTGGTTGAATAAGGGCGATAGACAGTTTCGTTTAGACTTTGTTGCAGAGTCCGACGCCGGAACTCCGCTGGTGTGTGGTGCGTCGACCGTCGTGTTTCGGGAGGACGACTCTCCGCGTGAGTTTGCCAAGTCGCTGCGTTGCATGGCTGACAACCTGGATGCCTATTGGGCGCGAGCGTTTCCGAGTGCAGTGTCGTGCGGGTCATGTAAACTCAATGCCGAAAAGGAGAAATCGTCATGCTAGACCATTTGACGCCTGAAGAACTGAAGTGGCTTACGGATCGAACGGATGCCTCGCTTCGAAAGAGCCTCCAGGATGGGGCTGTGTGCATGATGCCTGGGTGCGGCAATGCTGCCGAAGGGCGGTTGCCTCTCTTCTCCGTCCCGAGTCGGTTTGAAACCGAGTTGCACCTATGCACACGTTGCTACGAGATGTTGACCACGGCACAGGTTGCCGTCGCACAAACAGAAGAGGCTACGCATGACCAATAACGATCTGACACCCGCCGCCGTGGACCAGCATCAACACAAGGAATTGCCTCCCGAAATCGTGATACTGCCGTATCGGAAGGGGCACATCTATGACCCGTACGACAAGATTCCTGCATTCGGGGTTGAAGCGCAAGACTCGCACGGTGTCACATGGACGGTACGAGAGAATCACGACGGGGTCTACAAGTGTCGGCCCAACAGTAGATAGTCACACTGACGCATAATATTGTAACAGGAAAGCGAGCCCAAGGATGAGTGACAGCCAAGTCAACGAGGACAGAGTAGTCGAACTGCTGGCCCAATCATTGCGACTGGATGAGGCGAGCGTATGGCTACAGGTCAGCAGTAAGCGGGTCTGGCGGGAACTGCGACTTGAACTCGCCGGGACATCCAAGGCATTTCGCCGTGATCTGTGGGAAAAACGCATCAAGAAACTCGTCGAGGCCAAGTACAAGGCGCTCCCGGACGCACTGGATATGTACTATCGGCCCGGAACGTATGCCAAAAGCGGTAAGGCCAGGCACGGGCAGGCCCGCTGGAGCCTGAACGTCACTCGAGTCAAAAGCCGGTTCGTGAATCTCTACCGACAGCATGACTACCAGCGTAAGCGCAGAGAGGCATCGCAAAAGCCCGAACATGGCACGGCCCCTGACTATCGCAAGGTGGAAATATCTATCAAGACGAGCATGGGCGGCTGGGATGAGGACGGGCTACTCGCTGGCCTTAGCAATTTACTGAGCCGGGTTCCGGCAGATGTACTGGACCCGATACTACAACGGGCCCGCGCACGGGTTAGAAAGGCGGTGGCGTGATGACCTATTTACGGGTTGGTGTTGGTTTCATGAATGGGCTTGGGTGGGTGCTGCTGGGTACAATCGTGTGCGGTGTTCTTGCCGCAATATGCGGAGCCATTCAAAGCAAGGAGTTTCGTGAGGATTTGTTGGCTGTCAACAGAACGGGCTTTGACCGGGCTTCAGAGATATTCCTTGAACTGGGTATATTGGGCTTTATCACACTCGGTGTTGGTGGGTTGATAATGGTTGCGGTTGCTATGATCAGATACAGTTAAGAAGGCGGTGGCGTGATGGAACGTGATACACTACTGGCGTGTCTGGCTGCTTTGATGGCGGTTATTGCTATTATCGCTCAGTTATGTACCCTTTGGAACAGGAAGAAGGCCGACGAAGCGTGGGAGAAAGTGGAGATCGCACTTGAAGCGGTGTCCAAGGTAAACCAAAAGTAAGGGGAAGCTATGACAGACGAAGAAGCTCGAAAACTTGATGTGACATGCCTGGCGAGGCCGCAGGCCGGGCCGGACGGGGCCAAGGGCGTTTTGCTCCTTGCTCTTACCGTAGTCCGGGCGACGAACTGGGTTTCGGAGGCCGAGCTGGCGGGGAATCCGACAGCGGGGACGATTCTGGTATCGAGGCTTACCGGGTTGGTTGACGCGGTGACTTCGTTCGTGTTCTCGTCCGTTCGATCCAAGCTGGACGCGATACTAGCGGCTAAGGATCTGGCCGAGGTCAAGGAACTGGCAGCGGCCGCGGTCGCCCTGACGTATCCGGAGAGCCAGCTTCACCTGGAGCAGAACAACGAGATTTTCAAGACCTACATCGGAGGCGAGTATGCCAAGGGCGATGAAGAAGATAGTTCTGGCGAAGGAGGAGCCGACTCCCCCGCCGCCGGAACCGATTAAGCCCCCGGACAAGTTTACAAGCCGGGACGAGTTTGAGGCTTTCGCGTTCGCGAGGATGGCACGGCTCAGCTCCACGCCGGCTGTGCTACACCTTGGAAGCCGCCGCCTTTCGGCGGACTCGTGCCCGGCTTCTCGTTTATTCCCCAACGCCCGGCGGATTGTCGGTATCGACCTTACGCCGGGTGACGGGGTGGACGTGCTGGGTGACATTCACCTCCTGCCTGAAGTGCTGGAGGAAGAGGATCCTTTTGACATTGTCTATTCTGACGCGGTGCTGGAGCATCTGGAGTATCCCCGGGTGGCGGCGGTGGCGATCAACGCCGTGCTGCTGGAGGGGGGCTACACGTTCCACATCACGCATCAGGGGTTCCCTCTTCACGAGTTCCCGAAGGATTACTGGCGTTTTTCTACCGACGCACTGGAGAGCTTGTTTTCTCCGGCGGCCGGGTTCCGAACCGAGGCGGCCAGTTTTTCGAATCCGCAGCGGCAGGTGACCTGGGACGGGAAGGTCTGCCCCTGGACGAACCTGCCGGTGTTTGTTCACAGCATGATCCTGGCTCGAAAGACAGGAGACCCCGAGCCGCAACTCCAGGCGTATTTTGAATACGTCGGGGATCGGGTTCGGGCGGGCGATTCTTCCGGGGAGTAGTCTCGGCCGGGCCCGGCCCGGGGACGCTTAACAGCGGCCCTCGCCCCGGTGTGTGGGACGGGTGGGGCTGCTCTCCTATCCTTCGTCACTGTCCCGGTGCAGGTCCGGGACGGTGACGTTCAGGATAACTCCCTGGTGGTCCACTTTCTGCCGATCGGCATACTTTTCGGGGTTGCCGGCCTTAAGCTGCGTGATCAGCAGGTTGTCGGAGTACTCCGTCACGTAACCGACCAGCTCTTTTTGCTGGTAGACGGGCTTCTGCACGCCTTCGATGGCGCGTCGGTCTGCTTCGTCTTCCCGGACTTGCTGTTTGAGAACTTCCCCCACAGCCATGGCGCCCCGGTACATCAGCCACAGGATGTTGCTTTTGCGGAGGATGAAATTCATGAAACTCCAGGTTATTTCGTGTTCTCTTAAGAATTTGCGGGTTCGTCCGCCCGAAGCCAGCCATTCGCAGTAGTCCAGGCCCAGCTTGGCCCGTTCCTCATCCACGTTCTCCCGCTCGATCACGTCTTTGAACAGTTCGTCGCGGCGATCGAAGCATTCTATCGGGTCGGGGTACCCGTCTTCCTCCATCAGGACCATGGTGCGCTTGTCGTAGTGGTAGACGAACTTGTTGTCCTGGGTCCAGCGCATTTCGTCCCGGCGCCCGTCCTGGGCCGCGGAGAAGCGGTCCATGGGCTTGTTCCCGAGCTTGGTGGTGCCGTCGTGCTTGGACTTTCCGAGGGTTCGTTGTCCCGGTTTGGGTTCCCTTTTCACGTTCGGGGTGACGATTTCAGGTGTTACGACGTCCGAGACGTCTCCTTCCGGTAATGTGACAGCACTTTCTTTCTTGTCCATGCGGAGTCCTCCTGATTTCTTTTTACTTTACAACAACCCATTGGATTTGGCAAGCTGTAAGAACGATGGACAGCAACACCCAGAGAACTTTGCGGTATTTGCGGGGTCGGGGGTTTGTGGCTGAGGTTGTAGAGCGGTGGAATCCTTACTCCAAGACCCGGAAAGACCTGTTTAACGTGATTGACATTGTGGCCATGGGCTCTGGACATTTGTACGGGGTTCAGAGTTGTTCGGACTCCTCCCGGGCCGCGCACCGCGCCAAGCTTCTTCGGGAGGAGCGAGTTCGGGTTTGGCTCAATAGTGGAGGGCTTTTTCTACTGATCACCTGGGGGAAGCACAGGGGTCGGGAGAAGGGCCAGCGGAGGCTTCGCTGGCGGGAACATGTTGAGGACATAACTCTGGACATGATTGATGCGTTCGAAAAAACCGACAGCGCGGGAACTGCTTGAAATAGCCAAGAGTAAGACTCCGCGGTCCTCGCCGCAGAAGCACATCATCTGGTTTCCCATTCCGGGTATGCACCCGGAGGAGCTGGCCGGCGGGGCCGCTCCGACGGAAGGCCAGTCCGAGCTTCAGAGACGGATTGCCCGGGTGTCGAGGTTGAGTGAGAAGAAACGGGTTTGGGAGTATCGGAAGAACAGAGGAAGGGGGAGATCCAAGTGACGACTTTTCTGCACAGCGGCGATATGGGCGATATCGTGTACGCGCTGCCTACGATCCGGGAGCTGGGCGGGGGAGAGCTGTTGCTCGATACCTCGGGCGGGAATAGTAACCCGCACGTCCGGCGGCAGACCGACGTGGGCGGCCGCGACCGTCTCAAGTTCGATGAGGAGGCTTATAACTTTCTCGCTCCGCTCATCGAGGTGCAGCCATACATCGAGAGCGTCAGGAAGTGGGACGGGGGCAAGGTTGACTACGACCTTAACGAGTTTCGCGACTACCTTACCGATCCGGAAGTTAATCTCTGTTACGCTCACGCCCGGGCCATGAAGGTGGATTTTGCCGCGCGCCGGCATTGGCTGGATCTTCCAGGAGAGCCGGCCAAGAAGATTTACGACCTGGTTTGCGCCAGGTGTCTCCGGTACACGACGGCGTACAACTGGTGGGAAATGTTGGCGGCTTTCACGAAGAACCATTCTGTTGTTTTCCTGGGCACGGATCTTGAGTGGGAGGTCTTTCAGCATTTGTTTCCCGGCTGGCGCGTTGAGCGGGTCGTGGTCGACACGGCGCTCGAGCTGGCCATGACGATCGAGGCCGGGCATTCTTTCCTGGCTAACCAGACGTTGGCGATGGCGATTGCGGTCGGGCTGGGGGCGAACTTCACCATGGAGGTTTTCCCGGCCGCGCCGAACTGTGTTTTTGAATGGGGGACGTACATATGAGTTACCGGTCCGAAACGAGTGCGGTCAGGGATTTGCTCGAGCCCTACTGCGTAGGGGACGGGATTGATGTTGGTTTCGGCGGGGATCCGATAAAGCTTTCGGCTATCTGCCTGGACCTCCCCACCCCATACGCCAGCACGGGGAACCATCCTCAGCAGCTGCACGGCCAGGCTTTCGACCTTCCGTTTCTCGACGACTCTCTTGGCTACGTTTATTCCAGCCATCTGATCGAGGATTTTGCTCTTTCTGACCAGCTTCGCCTGGTCGTGGAGTGGGGGCGGGTCGCCCGGCGGGTTGTCATCTGCGCCCCGGACGAGCAGAGGTATCGTGAGTTTTGCAGGGCTCACGGGGCGCCTCGCAACCAGGCGCATCATCTGGTGGATTTCTCATTGTCGTTTTTCAAAGACGAGGTTCTGTCGAATGTCGACTGGCTTATGCTTTCGGCGGAGTTTGAACGGATTGGTATCGGAGACTACAGCTGGGCGGTAGTCCTGGACAAGGAGGGTGCCTGATGTCCAAGCGAAATGAAATGTTGTCAAAACAGGAGAATGTGGTTTACAACCCCGAACCTACGGCGCGTCGGTTTCACGCATCCAAGGCTTTTGTCCGGGGGTTGCGGGGGCCGCTGGGGTCGGGCAAGACTTCGGCCTGTGTCATGGAGCTCTATACTCGGGCTTTGGAGCAGCAGCCCTTCAACGGGGTTCGGCGCTCCCGGTGGTGTTTGATCCGGGGGACGTACCCCGAGCTGCTCACCACGACTCTCAAGACTTTCGAGCACTGGGTCTCGCCGGTTGTTTGTCCGGTGACGATGTCGGTTCCCATCACCGGCCGGATGAACGTAGGACTTCCAGACGGGACTCGTGTCCAGAGCGAGTTCATATTCCTGGCCATGGATTCTGCGGACGCGGTGGACAAGCTGAAGAGTTTTGAACTCACGGGCGCGTTCATCAACGAGGCCAGCGAAATTGATGAAGAGATTTTGCAGATGCTTACCATGCGTATTGGTCGGTATCCGGATCCGGGATCCGGCGGTGCGACGTGGACCGGCGTGGTGATGGACACCAACCCTCCGAACGACCGGCACTGGTGGTATCGGCTGGCGGAGCTGGAGAAACCGAAGAACTATGAATTTTTTGCACAGCCTCCGGCTGTGATCAGGGCCAAGACCAAGCCGGGCGCCAAGGGTCTTGAGGCTGTTCCGGAGTATGTCGCCAACGACGGAACGCACGGGCTCCCGCCGGCGGAGAACATCGCTAACCTGAACGACGGATTTGATTACTACCTTCGCGCGGTTCCCGGTAAGGACGAGGAGTGGATCAAGGTCTTCATGATGGGGGAGTACGGTTCTGTGTTCCGCGGGAAGGCGGTGTACGGCGAGTACAACGACCAGCTTCACTGGGCCGGCAAGGAGCTTGAACCCTACCGCGGGATGCCGGTCGTCCTCGGGTTTGACTTCGGGCTGACTCCGTCCTGCGTGTTCGTCCAGGAATGGCCGGACGGCCGCCTGGTCGTTCTGGATGAGTTGATGGGGGAGGATATGGGGTTGGATCGTTTTGTTCGCGACCTGGTTCGACCCAAGCTGCTCAACAGGTTCGCTTCCATGCAGGCGCTGTGTGTCGGGGATCCTGCCGGCGGGGCCCGGTCGCAGACCGACGAAATGACCTGCTTTCAGATTCTGGCCAACCACGGGCTTCGCTGCGACCCGGCGCCGACCAACCAGTTCCCGCTTCGCCGGGATGCGGTGGCGTTTTACCTGTCTCGTTTGGCTGACGGTAAGGCTGGGTTTCAGCTTTCCAGTCATTGTCTCACCCTCCGTAAGGGTTTTCTGGGCGGCTACCAGTTCCGTAGGTTTTCCGTGTCGCTGGATCGGAAACAGTACGCAGAGAATCCGGACAAAAATGAGTACTCCCACCCCCACGACGCTCTCCAGTACGCCTGCTTGCTGGTGCGGTCCAGCGATTTGCGTTCGGGGTCCAGTGGAGGCCTCAACCGGCCCAAGTATGAGCGTAAGCGAGCTCCCTCCCCGGCGGCTTGGACTTGATTCTCATTTTTGCTTGTGTTTTCTCAAATCTTATGGTACGTTACGAATGCTGGGTAAAGGCTGGGTAGTTTTATTAACCGTAGGAGGTCCGATGAAGAAGTTCCTGAAGTGGGTAGGTGCCGGTGTTGTGATTCTGTCTCTTTCCTGTGTTGCTGCGTCAAAGGCTAAGCCGCCTCGTGCGCCGATTCCAGACGAGATCATCAAGGCGCGGCGAGAAGTTTTGACTATTGGAACCTTGAAGGTTGAAAACATCAAGGGTCTGGTGACGGACTCCACCGCAATCACCATAACCCCGGCGGTCACTGCTTCCGGCGGAGTTACGGCTCCCATTACCGGTAATGTGACCGGGTATACCATCGACACTGGGACCGCGCTGAACGTGACAAACGGCCAACCCGTGTCGCTGACGGGAGGCGTCATCCTGATCAACGGGATTGGCGGGGCCGATGACTCGACCAACACGATTACCGTATCAGGCACAGTCGGGACTGAAACGCGACTTATTGTTGCGGCTGCATCGACAAACCTGATCACCATTGCTGACAGTGGGACGGTGTATCTGAGTGGCGCATGGTTGGGCGACAACAATGACGTGATTGACCTGTATGTTCGCACGGCGACGACCAACGTGGTCGAAGTTGGCAGTGTGGACAACTAAGAATTTGTCTGATTGCGGAGGTGTCGTGGCCGAGCCTGACTATAAAGGCGGTATTCTTCGTGTAGCTTCTGCTTCGGAAGTTATGGCTGCCCAGGAGGCTTCTGATCGAGAAAAACTCGATCAGGAGTCTCCTGAGATTTTAGGGTTGGTGGCTTATCTGAAGCGGGTGTGGGAAACCAACAAGCAGCACAAGATCAGTTCCGGCATCCAGGATCAGCTCCTGGCCAACCAGCGCGCGCGGGATTCAGAGTATGATCCAGGAAAGCTGACGAAGATCCGTGAGCTTGGCGGCTCTGAGATCTACATGGGGCTTACGGCGGTCAAGTGTGGGCACGCGGAGAGCTGGTTGATAGACATCTTTTCCTCGTCAGAGCCGTCTTGGACGCTCCAGCCCACCCCCGTCCCTGATCCGTCCGGCCCGCTTCGTGACCGCGTGACGGTCGAAGTTCAAAAGCGCATCGCGGCCCAGATCTCCGCCGGCCAGGAAATGTCTCCTGACGATATTGCGAAGCTGTATGATCAGCTTCCTCCCATGGTGGAGGAAGTTCTCGAGGCCGAGGCGAAGCTTACGGCTCGGAAGATGAATCAGAAGATCACGGATCAGCTGGTTGAGGCCAGGTTTGAGGAGGTCTTCGGGGAGTTCGTGGCCGACTTCGCGTCGTCCAAGGCTGGAATTATCAAGGGCCCCTTGTTCCGAAAGTGTAAGCGGCGGGACTGGGTCATCAGTGAAAAGACCGGAGACTATGTTGAGAAGGTGACCTCGGTTCTCAAGCCTTTCTGTTACCGGGTCAGCCCTCTTGATTTCTTCCCTTCTCCGGAGAGTTCCGATCCGATGATGGGGGACATGGTTGAGCGGCTCAAGTTGTATCGTCGTGACCTGGTGGATCTCAAACAGGAAAAAGGGTATGACGCCATGGCGATCAATTCTGTCCTGGAAGAATTCGCCATGAAGT